AGGGATACTATTTCTTGCAATTGATGTATCACGCCTTGTGTTTCTGGTTCTTCAAACTCTTCAACTGACAACAATGAAATGCCTTTATCGTCAAACGGAATACTAACATATTTTTTAATGCTATCAACGTAATATAAAGCAACTCGTTGACCATTAGGGAATTGTCTAATGGACTTTCTACGCATTACCATAATAGCAGGAGGATCCTTAGGATTTTGTTTAGAAGAAACTTCTTCTAAATCCTCAATATCCTCCTGTACCGGAATACTATCAATGTAATCTTTTAAAGATTTCATTAGTCTTCTTTGTCGCCTTTATGCATGCGTTTTTCGTGGCCTTTAACTTCTTTTTTGGCAACATCTTTACACATGGCTTTATCTTCAGCTTCGTCTTCGTGGCCTTCTTCTTTTTCTTCCAATTGAACATCTTCAGTTGAAATAGACATGCCTAACATTGAAGCACCAACCTCTTGTTTCTTAGCTTCAATTGCCGCAGATACTCTGTCATGAATAGAAGCGTATAAAGCTTCACGCATCTCTTTTGCGTTATCATCAGCTGCGAAATCTATAATTTGTCTTGCGTTCATGTTATTCTCCAAATTCATTATGGTATATTTATAATACTATTGTTTAAGGTTTAAGTCACCACCGCCACCACCACCATTAGATGGTTTGGTTTGTTGTGGTGCTTTCACTGGTGCCGGAGCACCTTGAGGACTTGCGTCCTGACCGCCTGGTTGAATCATTGGGTCTTGTTCTAACGTTGGCGTTTGTGGTGATTCACCGCCACCAGGACTCATTCCAATATACTGTAAATCTGCAGGCATTGGAACACCTCTACTACGTTCATCTTCGATTTCTTTGTCGATTGTTTGAATATCAGCATCAGAGAATCTAAGAACATTTCTACGAATCCAATCCATAGAATAATAACGACCAGTATATAAATCAATTTGACTTAATAAACTTAAACGCTCTCTTAATATTTCAGCGTCTTTTAATTCAGCAAAGTTATTATCACGAATGAAATCATAATAGATGCCTTCTTTAAATACATTCCATTCATCTTCGGTACAAACACCTTTGAGAACACATTGTATTTTTAAAGCTTCATCAAATAATTCTGTAAAGCGATTACGTAATCTATTAACAAACTTAGCAAACTTAACTTCATCACGTGAAATTTCAGTTGCACGGCCAATAGTAAATGAAGTTGCTGATTCCATACGTGAAACAGGAACATTTAAGCATTTGTATAATTTCTTTTCAAAATACTTAACATCTTCTAATTCACCTAGGTTTTGACCACCAGGTAAAGTTTGAATTTCAGTACCTTTACCACCTTCACGGCGAGGCAACCAAAAGTCTTCCATCATAGACATGTGTTTACGTTCATCTCTAACTTCACCAGTTTGAGCATCATAAACGATTTTGTTTTTATATTTAACCATGATGTCACGGAGATATTGTTCCGCTTTCATCTTAGGTAAGTTACCTACATCAATGTAGAAAATTCTACGTTCAGGTGCACGTGATATACGATAGATAACCGTTGCATCTTCAATCATTCTCAACTGATTTAATGGTTTGATTGCCTTGTGTAGGTATGATAATACCGATGCCCTTCTGGAATCCATTAGGCCTGAGTTTACATTGATTATTGAATCTTTGGCAATTCTAACCCCAACAGGACCATAATTAGACGATGACCCATTAATAGATTTGTCATTGAAAATGTAGTATTCGTTAACCACGACTACCATTTCAACGCCAGTTCTGGGGTCTTTATCTTTCTTAACTTCACGCACTTTACGTATTTTGCGTGGGTCAATATATCTAAGTTCTTTAATACCCTGAGTCGGATTCTCTCTGTCAATCAATATATGATAGAACAACCGACCGTCAATGTAAAAGCGTCTGAATATATCAGGCGCCATATTGTTGTAGTTAAGCAATTTCAGAATGACATTAAATTCATTTTCAATTGCTTTTTTAATCTTGGGTGATACGTTTAACTTATCTGTAATTAATTTAATATTTTCACCATCGTCATTTTGTACGATAGCTTCATTACAAATATCATCAATAGCAGATTCAATTTCAGGTTGCATCGCCATTTCACGATAACGACCAATAAGTTCTACTTCATTCTTTGCTGTACCATCTAAATCGACATACGTACCGTAATACGCGGCCTGCGTGATGGTTAGAGCGCCGTCATCATTTGATGGCGGTGTAAAAGATTGCGTAGAATTCTGTTGTTCTTCGTCTTCTTGCTGACGAGATATTTGGAACCCAAAAAGTGAAAAAGCCAATTTAATTTCCTTTATTCAATATTCAAAATAACATAATAAGAGGGGATTTCTCCCCTCTTCCATATAGCATCATTAAGATGTTGTATCTGATTCCCAGAATTGATAGGCTAAAGTTACGCCAAATTCTTCAATACTGTCGTTAGAACCCCAATCTAATTCGATTGGAGAAACATCGGTTGGGAATAAACCAACAAATTTATAAGATTTAATTGGTAAACCAGCTTTACTAAACTGAGTTACTGTTGCATCAGTAGTATATAGTAGTTGATTATATGCTGCTGGATTTCTTACGTTTAGAGAGTGACTGTTAATTGCATCAGACCATTTCTCAAAAGCGTTACGTACATTGAAATCTTCATCATTGATAATCGTAATAGACCAATCTGGAAAGGTTCTATTACCTGCAAACTTCATTTCACGACCGAAGTAATACATTGGGACTGTTCCGACTGTTGAACCTGGCAACTGTGCGGTCTTGGCCAAAAACGAAAGTCTTTGGCCAGCCACTGGTGAATTTGCCACCGTTGGGAAGGTTAACGATACTTGGAACAGATTAGGACGAGCGCCATCTCCTAAGAGATTGGCTCTAAATTCTGTTACATTAAATGCCATGTTTTTCTCCTATACTGTCTTTATTTATTAAAACTTCCCAACGATTTCTGTGAAGTCTACGCCAGTTCTAACAGCAACAAAATTCAGTTGAATGAAGTTGATTGAACGAGCTGGTTTGATGTAGATATCACCAACGAATTGGTTGGAATCAATAACTTGAGCAGTATTATTTGTTGAATCGCAAACTACACGGTAGTCATAGATACCACGGCGACCTTTAACGTCACGTAAGAATGGTTCTACCAATGCAACGAATTGCGCTCTGGTAAATTCATCATTAAATTCAAACAATGAATATTTAGCAGCAACTGCGATTGCTTTCTCAAGTACAATAAACAATCTGCGAACATTAATTCTATCGAAGGCTGATGGTTTTGATTGCATGGTTTTGTCACCATATAATACAACACCTTCACCAGGGAACGCTACAACTGGATTAACATTTGCGGGATATAATGTATCTCTATCTGTTTTATTTGGATTCCAAGAAAGTTTAACAACATTCTTGATACGACCACGATTTAAACCAGCAGGAGACCACCATGGATCACGAACGTTATCAGTATAGACACATAAACCAGCAATGTCACCATTAAGTGGAACATATCTATAAACATTATTGTATTTGTCAAATTGATATTTCCAAGCTGAATCCATAACTGAATATGAAGTTCCGATATTCAATGAGTTTCTATAAGATACCACAGCTGATGCTGATGGAGTACTTACGGCACTAGCAAAACTAGGCGATAAGAACGCTAAGCAATCTTTACGACTATCAGCAATTTGATGTACATACTCAGGAACAGTGGTTTTATCACCAATTTCTGAAGCGTTACCGGCTACAAGTAATGATACATCAACTTCTTCAGAATTAGCGAATAAATCCCAACCTGTTACATAATGAGATTGTAAAGCTGGAACATCTACGCCACCAGCCAATGTTTCATCATAAGTTGGAGTGGTTGTTCCAAAATTTCTACCAACAGCTGAAACACCCCATCCTGAAGCAAAATGAGATGCTACATATATCCATTTTGATTTATTAGAAATTTGAGTTACATAATAGTTTGGTGTACCGTCATCTAATTTAGCATCGGAAGCTTTAGAAACACTTTCATATTTTTCTAAAATAGTACCAGCTGTACCTGAAATAGCACCAGTGATATCTACAACAGCTATGTGTAATTCATCGTTAGAACCACCTACGCTATTTGCAAATTCTGATGTACCTGGTGCTGAACTAAATGTTGAACTGAATTCCCATCCTGTAAAAGATGAGGTATTTGCACAAGCTACAACTTGAATACTATTACCTAATGCACCAGGACATCTAGCATAAAAAGCACCAAACGATGTTGATGTGTTAGCTGAATGATTTAATTCATAATCATCTTCATTTTCAATTAGAACACCCGTACCAACTGATGTGGCATTATTAGCATGTAATGAACTTGTGGTGTCAACAACACGAACGACACGTAGGTTATTACCATATGCTAAAAAGTTAGCTGCACTAAAGAAAGAAACGAAAGTATTACTATTTGGTTTACCAAAACGGTCAACGAGTGTTATTTCACTGTCAACCAAAATTCTTTTGTTTACTGGACCCCATGTGAAGTCCCCAACAATTGCACCGGCTGTAGTTGAAACTGAAGGAACGACTGTGGTTAAGTCAATCTCAGAAACATTTACGCCAGGAGAAAGTTGAAACGCCATTTTTATCTCCTTGTATTTTTATAATGATAGTAGAGAAACATATATTACTATACAATCTATTTATCATTACCTTATTTTATAAACCTTTTGTTATGTTTTTGAAATAATCTGAATATGTGTCACCTTGACCTGATACCCAAACATCTCCATCTTCAACAACAAAAGGAACATCTAAACCATCATTTAATTCACCTACAGGAAGAATTTCTTCATCGACCTGAGAGAATTGTTGTAATTGTAATTGTTTTCGTATGTCATGTGATACAATTTCTTTGAAATATTTCTGAGTAGTCATCCAGGCAAAAAGGACTAAGGTCATAACCATGTCATCATTTGCGCCATCATCAGCTTCAAAAGTACTTCTACCAGCAACAAAGGTAGTTAATTCAGCTATCGTATCAAAATCATTAATTATCAGTTTGTCGGATTCAATCAAAGTTTTTAAATTTGAACAACCGACTCGTTTAACAAGAGGTGTCATACGAACACCCATTTGTACACCTCTACCAAACCCAGCCGAAATCTGCTGAGCCTTTTTATTACCTGTTATCACCTTGATTACATTTTCATATTCTAAATCTGTATGTAGTGTTTCTGCGATTTGTGGATTATTATTAATCTCAACCAATATATAGGCATTATTAAAATAGCGTGCCGCATTGTATATTACCGTTGGGAATAATATCGGTGAGATGGTATTGTTTCTATATCTAGCAACTTGTATGTATGGAGTAGCTGAAATATCTATTACAGAGAAAGTTGAATAGTCTAAGTTTTTGCCTTCAGCTACATCAACCGCAATTGCGTACAAGTGTTCTTTTACAGTGCCATCGTCATTATCTTTAATAGGATGTTCAAAGATATCAATATCCATTTGACGAAGTATTGGGTCTTTATAGTGCATCATCTGGAGTTTTTGACCAGAAATTAAAGTATTAGATGAACCTAAGAACTCAGTTTCAAACTCTTGTCTAAACTGGTCTTCACTAGTGTTCTTAATTGTTTCTTCTTTCCATTTTTGGTCACGACCAGGTACCATAGACCAATGAATTTCTAAGGCCTTGTAGGTACTTCGTCCTTCAATGGCATCCATCCACATTTTGTAGAATAGATTCATACCATTTGGAGTTGAAACAATAATAATCTTAGATGATTTA